GCTCGGCGGCCAACGCCTCGACCTCGAACGCCCCGGCCTCGATCTCTGGCGGCTTCAGCTTCCAGACCGGCTTCGGCACGGCGGGCGCCCTGGCTCACTAGTTCGATCCGGCGCCTGCCCGCGACCTCCGCCCAAACAGAGCGTAGCGGAACGGGCCGGACACGAAGGGAGGCGGGGCTGCACGGTCCCGCCTCTTTCCTTTCACACCCTAGGTGGGGCACATAGATGAACCGACTACTCGCGACCACTGCGGTCGCCCTCTTCCTGCTCGGCGGCCAAGCGCTCGCCCAGCAGACCTCGACCTCCGACGCGGCCTCGACCGCCCAGCAGCAGCAGGGCCAGATCGAGACCCAAGGCCAGTCGAACACCAACTCCAACGGCGCGAACACCAACGGCCCGCAGACCACCACGGTCGGGCCGCAGACCAGCACCTCCAACGCCGCCTCCGGCGCGGTCTCCGGTTCGCTCTCGAACGCCAACAACGGCGGCCAGCAGACCACGGTCACCGCTGCGCCAGTCTCCTCGTCGGCGAACGACACCTCCAAGTCGAACTCCGAGGCTAACTCGGCGTCGCTCTCCCACTCGGTCGCCACCGGCGGCGCGGGCGGCTCGTCCACCTCGGCGGCGCAAGGCGGCCAGGGCGGCAGCTCCACCTCGACCTCGAACGGCGGCGCGTCCAACGCCAACGCCACCAACGGCGCGGCGAACTCCAGCAACGCCCAGAACATCACCTTCAACAGCCCGGCGACGCCGACCCACACGACGGCCGACATCAAGTCCGCGCCGACCGTCTACGCGCCCGCTCTGGCGACGACCCTGACCGAGACCTGCATGGGCTCGTCCAGCGCCGCCGGTAGCGGCATGGGCTGGGGCCTCTCGTTCGGGAGCACCTGGGAGGACAAGGCCTGCGAGCGCAGGCTGAACGCCGACCGCGTGGCGGGCCTGTTTGGCGACCGCGAGGCCGCTCGGGCGATCATGTGCGGCGACAAGTCCGTCTACGACGCCTTCGAGCGCGTCGGCCGCCCCTGCCCCGGCAGTCCGAACTATCATGCGGAGCAGAGGGAGTTCTACCCGTCCAGCCCGGCCGACGTGCCGCCCCCGCCGCCGCCCCCGCCGCCGCCTCCGGAAGCCGCCCCGCCGCCGCCCGCGACGACGATGGCGCCGATCCCGAACCCGAGGACGCCCCGGAACTGACTACCCGCCCGATGACCATCCAAGCCCCCCACCCACGGGATGGTCACGCCCCAAAAGCGCGGGCTCTGGTCGGCGCGGTCCCTCCCTCTGATCCTTCTCGGGAGGGGCCGCGTCGATTAGGCTTTCCAGCCTGGGAGAACCATCATGTCTGACCCCGTCATCCTCGCCGCCGCCGCCGTGCTGCTGATGCCGCAGCTCGCGCCGAGCATCGCCCCCATCGCCGTCTGCCAGACCGACGCCAGGATCACCCGCGCGGCCGAGGCCACCGACATGGAGCGCGCCGATCCGCACCGCCTGACCGTGGTCCGCCCTGGTGCAGGCAACCACATGACCGTCCGCTGGCGCGGCGACCGGCACCACCACCGTCGCCATCGGCATCACCGCTGATGGCGCTCGGCCCCGGCAAGTACGACGACCTCGCCACCCATGTCCGAGAGGAGACCGACGCCCGCCTCGTGATCATCGCGGTGATCGGCGGACACCAGGGCGGCGGCTTCAGCGTCCAGACGCTCGACCCCAAGATGATGCTCATGCTGCCGGAAATGCTCCGCAACATGGCGGACCTGATCGAGCGCGATGTCGGCGCGTCGCTCTAGGTGATGTTCCAGAGCGCCGACTTGCTGTCCGGGTTCGACAGCACCATGCAGTGCCGGGTCGCGTACTGCGACGGCGTCGTGAACGTCCCGCTCGGGCTGACCAGCGACGCGCCGGCGTCGCCCGAGATCGTCACCTGACCCGCGCCGAATTGCAGCACGTCCACCTGGAAGCCCTGCGCGTAGGTCGCCCCCAGCGTGACCGTGCAGGCGGCGTTCTCGGTCATCGCGATGGTGGTGTTCTGATCGCTGAGCTGCACGTCGTAGAGCAGCGCTCCGATGGGCTGGATCACCCGCATCTGCTGGTTGGCGATCTGGGTCTGGCGGTCCATCGGTCCCTCTCAGCAGGCCTGCCACACGCCCGTGGCCCAGGTGAGCCGGAAGCGGTCGGAGGCGACGTTGCAGATCAGGCTCTGGCCTTCCTGGCCGCCGGCCATGAGCAAGTCGCCGCCCGACGTGTAGATCACCGGGGACTTGGTCACCGCCTCCGGCCCGGTCAGGATGCCGATGGAGTCGCCTGGGTAGAGGCCGCCGCCCGCTGGCAAGGTGACCCCGAACGCGCCGCCGCTGGCGTCCAGGTAGTACCAGGACCCCGCCAGGAGGTCGGTCGCGGTGTTCACCACCTGATAGCCGAGGATGTCGGCCAGCGCGTACTGGATCGCCGGGAAGCCGGAGAGGATGCCCAGCAGGGTCGGCTGCGGCGGCGGCCCGCGCGGGACGCGGGGGTACTCGTCCAGCAGCGTGTAGTCGGCAGGGTTGAGCGAGGGCGGGAGGTCGGACATCAGGCGACCTTCTCCAGCAGCAGGTTGGCGAAGACATCGGTGACACCCGTGCCGAGCGCGATGCCGCCGCTGGTCATGTTGGCGTTCTGCCAGCTATCGAGCGCGTAGGTCGCGCCGCCGGCCGGGACCTGGAAGACGCCGTTCAGATTGGCGACGATGCCATCCGGCACCGAGGTCGAAGCGCCCGAGAAGGTGTTCTGGCCCGCGATGGCCGCCGCGCCCGTGCCGACGTTGCGCAGCCGCAGCTTCATCTCGACCACGTTGGCGACCGCCGTGGCGTAGGCCGACGCCGAGGCCCAGCAGAGGTAGGTGCCCTGCGCCAGGGTGACTTGGTCGCTGCCGAGCACCGCGCCAGCGATGTTGTTGAAGACCTGGGCCGCCAGCAGGCGCGTCGTCCAGCCGTTGGCCGTGAGGACCTCGCCGGGCGTCTGGCACTGGAACTGCGCGTAGGTCGGGACGACGTAGCCCGCGTCGGCGATCAGCGTGGCGATAGGCACGTCCTGCGGCTGAGCCGCACCGGCCGCGACGTTGGCCTTCGCCGTCATCGTGGGCATCTGGGCCTGCTGGGCGTTGGTCAGACCCGCGCCGACCGCCGCCGCCGCGACCGAGCCCGCCGGGAGCGTGACCGCGCCGCTGACGGTCAGCGAGGCGAAGCTGCCCGGTCCGGAGCTGATCGAGCCGACGCTGACGCTGCCGCTGACCGCGAGGTTGCCCTGGATCGAGCCGCCCGAGAGCAGCAGCGCTTTCTGCCCGATGACGTAGCTGAGCGTCGCCGGGTTGATCATCGAGGAGGTGTCGGTGCCCGCCAGGGCGACCGCGTTGGTCGCGAACGGCGGCACGTTCACCGACACATGCAGGGCCTGCGTCAGGTTGGCGATGAAGTTGGTGAGGTCGCCGTCGTCGTTGACGTTGTAGCCGGCGTTGGCGGTGAACTGCGCGAGGCCAGCGGCGATGAACGTCGCCTGCCGCATCGCTCGGTTGAAGATGGTCGGGTCCGCGATCCCGGCCGAGACGCCGTTCAACTGGCCGCCGCTGTTGGTGTAGTTGGCCAGCGGCATCACGTTGGCGGTCGAACTGGTCGCCCACGGCAGGAACTGGTTGCTGCCAGCGGCCAGCGTGCTCGGGGCGTCGTACTGCTCGGACTGCACTGGCGCGGTCGAGGGCTTGGGAGCCGGCGGCGGCGGGGCTTCGGGGCGCGGCGCGGGAGCTGCGGGCGGCGGCGGCGAGGCGGGCGGACGGGCCATGCGGTGCGCTCCTACGCGGTGGACAGGATCGTGGCCCAGGCCCCGGCTGACCATCCTTGAATCTGAGCCGTCTGGACGCCGAACCCGAAGAGAGGCGTGGGCGGGCTCGTCAGTACGCTCGGCTCGATCACGTCCAGTCTAACCCCAGCCGGCTTGATGTTCAGGTAGCCGTTCACCAGGAGGGCGGCGGCGACCGAGGACACCGTCCCCAGCGCGATGTAGAACGACATGTCGCCGTTGTCCTGGATCAGGAAGTTGGTGGCGTTGCCGAGCGCGATGGGGTTGCCGAAGCTGTCGAGCATCTGGCCCGCGTAGCTGTCGAGCAGCGCCGCGAAGACGCCGCCGCCTTCGCCGATCAGCGTGTAGAGGATGTTGTAAAGCTCGGGGATGCTCCCGTCCCACTGGTTGGCCAGGACGGTCGCCCAGATGTAGTTCCGGTAGTCGGTGTCGTTCAGGATCGTCAGGCCCTCGGTGGGGTCCCCCGCCCCTTTCCAGACGCCCCGGCTCCAGCCGACCGACAGGTCTTCGCCGCCCCAGGTGAAGTAGACGTTGGCCAGCGGCAGCAGCAGCTCGCGCGAGGCCCCGGCCCAGAGGCCGCCCACGTCGAGCTGCGCGCCCGCCGCGAACTGGATATCGAAGGCGGGCGGGATGCCGCACTGCGCCCGGACGATGTCCGCCACGCCCTGCACCAGCGCGCTCAGCGAGGCGATGAACTTCGGCTTGTCCGCGTGCTCGGAGGTGACGCGGTCCAGGTAGGGCGTGATGTCGCCGCTCATGGGCCGCTCTGCACGACGAACTGGATGTCGCCCAGAGCGAGGTTCGGCTGCTCGTTCCAGTTCATCGGGACATCAACGATGCCCAGGCCCGCGCCGCCGATGGCGATGGTCAGGTTGCCCGCCGAGATCGTGTAGGTGTCACCGTCCGGCGGCGGCAGCTTGGCGGCGGCGATCATGTCGAACAGGAACACCGTGCCGCCGATGGGCACCTCGGTGTTCACCCAGTTGATCAGCGCGTTCTCGATCTCGGTCTGGATCGCCGAGGTGTAGCCGAACAGCGGCGTCAGGATGACCTTGGCCAGGATGCGCCCGGTGGTCGGGTAGCTGAAGTAGATCGTGTCCGGCACGTTGTTCTGGTCGTAGACCGTGACTGTCGTGGTCCCGAACGTGCCGGTCCCGAGCTTCCCCGCCGCGATGGTGGCGCCGATGGTGGCGGCGGCGCCGCCCGCAACCACCAAGGCGATGGAGTGCCCAGGCTGGATCGCATCGGGCGTCGCGGTGTCGTTCTCGTAGGCCTTCACCTCGGTCACGCCAGGGATCGCCTCGACGTTGGCGACGATGCTCTCCAGCGGCGTCAGCGCGGGCATCGCCGTGGAGACCGCCTGCCGCTGCCGAAGCTGCGCGTCGGTCTCGGTGGCCCGGCCCATGCTCGACGCCGCCGCGTTGGTGACGCTCTGCCAGCCGGCGGTCGGCGTGACGATCCCTGTGATCTCGCCGGGCAGCGCCTGGATCGCTCCTGGACTGATCGCGACGGCGGTCACGTCGATGGCGCCGGACGCCGGGATGATCACCGACGCCGGCAGCGCCCACTGGTCGCCCGTGATCGCCGTCTGCACGACGCCGTTGGTGATCGGCGTCGAGGCCTGCCCGACCAGGGTGACCACGACCGTGGAGTTGGTCGGCCCCTGCCGCACGAGGCCGTTCAGCTTGACGTTCGAGGAGAGCCCGGCTCCGACCGCCGTCGCCGGGGAGAACGAGTTGTAGACCGCGATGCAGCTCGCGTTGGCGTCGTTGATCGCGGTGGCGAAGATCGCCAGCATCTGGCCGTCCTGGCTGTCCGGATCGAGGTACACGTCGGACCCGTAGATGCCCTGATAGCTGGCCTGCAACGAGGCGTAGATGTCGCTGTAGGGCGGCGCGCTGATCCCGCCTGGGCCGATCACCGCGCTGAGCGTCGCGAGCGGGTAGGGGCCAGCCATCAGAGCACCGCCTGGACGTGGGTCTGGCCATAGATCGTATCGACCGTGGCCTGCACGCTCCAGGCCCGCGAGGGCGAGAACTGCGAGGCGTAGCTGACGAGCTGTGTCACCCCTTGCGTCCCCAGGATCACCCGCTGCGCGGCCCGGTCGGCCGTGAAGCGCCCGCCTTCGGTGAACACCTGGGTCGCGTAGGGCATTCCCACCGTATTATCCAGAAACCACTCCCCCAGCATCAGCTTGAGCCGGGTGACGATGGCTTGCCCGACCGCCGCCGGGGTGTTCGTCAGGAAGTTGGCCGAGCCGTGGCCGAAGGTCATGTCGCCCGTGGGGTCTAGTTGCCGGTAGCGCACCGCCCCCTCCTCATACCGGCGGCCCGGTGTCGCTAGGACCGCTCTGGACGCCGCTGTGGACGTGCGTGAGCAGCGAGACGCCGCCGGTCGCGGTCGGCGTCCCATCCTCGGCCGGGGTGACGACCACACCGCCCGCGATCACGTCGCCGCTGCACGTCAGGTCGCCGTCGATCATCACGCCGCCGTTCGGAGCCTTGAGCACGATCCGCTGCGCCTGCGGATTGAGGCTGATGCTGGTCTCGCCGTCGAGGGTCCCGACCATCACGTCGCGCGTGTTCGCGCCGCCCTGCGGCACGCGCGGCTGCGAGAAGGGGCCAGGGATCACGAAGCCGTCCGAGAGGTTGTGCATCCTGGCTTCGGCCGGCGGCTGCACGCCGCCCTGCTGCCACCAGAAATCGATGCCCCTGGAGCCGAACACGACGAGGCACTCGTCGCCCTTGGCGAGCGGGAAAGTCATCCAGCAGCCGCCGCCACCAGGGAACACCACCGGGCAGTCGAGCAGTGGCTTGATCGACTGGTAGGTCGTCACGTTGTTCCGGTCGGTGACCCGGACCTGAACGGCGGCCTGCACCACGCACGTCATCGCCTGGGCGTTGTACGACTGGATGACGCCCGGCAGCGCCGTCCACATCTTCGCCTGCCGCCCGTCGAGCGCGACGCGGAGCGCCTCGTGGAGGTCGTTCGAGCGCTCGCCGATGCTGAGCGTGCTCGTTCCTGCGCTGCTCATGGACCCGAACCTGAACCCGGTGTCGAACCTGAACCCGGACTTGGACCCGAACCTGAACCCGGACCCGCGTTGTAGCCCTTGGCGAGCAGCCCAGGCGTGATGCCGCCCGGCTGCTTCAGACTGATACAGACCATGTCGGAGTAGTACTCGTCGCCCCTGGTGTCGCCCGTGTGCTCCAGCACGACGATCACGTAGGTCCCATCGCTGCCGTCATCGATCACCGGCAGGACGGCGTTCTGCTTCACCGAGCTTTGCCGGTCCAGATCGATCTCCACTTGCTGGATGTCCGCGTTGTTGAGCTTGATCAGGCCGGAGACCTGAAAGCGCGAGTTCAGCAGCGCCTTGACCTGAATGCCGTCCTGCGTCTGCTCGGGCATGCCGATCATCCCGGTGCCAGAGTTGATCTCGACCGCCTGCGTCGGCAGGTAACCCCGCAGCGAGATCGAAATGAGCTTGCCATTCTGGATCGACCAGTTGGTGTCGGTGGCCGCCCCGTGATCGCGCAGCGCGTCCTTGGCCATCTCCATGTAGACCCTGCCGCGCGGCAGCGTGCCCGGCGGGAACGGCGGCGTGTAGCCCTGCTGGACCTTCATCTCGGCGGCGATCAGGTCGTACCGATCCTGGTAGGAGGAGCCCGCCAAGACGGAGCTGCTGATCACGTCGAAAGCCATGCTCTCGTCACCGTCCATCGCGGTGATCTCCACGTAGGTGTCAACCGGGCTCTCCCGCCCACGGCGGACCTGGACGATGGTGCCGTCGAAGATCGTGTTCAGGCTCTGATCGTCGCCCTCCCAGCCCGCGTTCAGGGTCACCCGCGTGAACTCGTTCGCGATCCTCTGGGCCGTGTTCGTGGCGAGATTGAAGAGCCTGATGATGGCGATGTTCGGCGTTTGCAGCGTGAACTGCTTGACCGAGAACTTGATGTGGAACTGCGAGAGATCGAGCGCCTGCTGATCGCTTGTCGCGAGCAGTTGCACCTTGCGGAGGTACTGCTGGGTCATGCTGGCGGCGGCGCGCTGTGGCCGACGATGGCGTAGATGGCGGACGGCAGCACGTCCGGGATCACCCAGTAGAGCTGACAGTCGGTCCCCAGGTTGGTGAAGGTCGGCACGGCCTGGGGGTCCTGCTTGGTCTGCACGTAGAGCTGCCCGCCGAAGTTCAGGTAGCCGTACTGCTCCAGGAGGTCCACGCCGGTCACCAGGGGGAGGCCCTGCACGAGCGGGTTGCCGATGTCGTCGGCGATGTCGAGGAACCAGCCGCCCATCCCGCAGGGGTCGTCGCGCCAGATCAGCGTGAAGCCGTAGGTGACGCCGGTCAGCGTGATCGAGAAGGTCTCGGAGACCCCAGCCGTGGGGATGATGTATGAAGCCGTCACGGGAACGTCGGCAGCGAGGGTTGAAGGGTGATCTGGGACGGCACGATGGTGGTGGCAATCGGCTGCTTGACGCCGCTGGTGATCACGCCGGCGGTCTGAGCCGGGTTGGCCTGCACGCCAGCGGGCGGCACCGGCACCGTCGAGGTCTGCACGATGATGACCTCCTGACAGTCGATTTGCAGCATGAGCGCGTGCTCGGTCTTCTCGTCGGTGCTCAGCTCGACGCTGGAGATCAGCATGTTCGGGTAGAGCCGCTTGCCGGTCTGGATCGTGAAGGGCGCGCGCTGCTTCTGGAACGCCAGCAGGTTGGTGTAGATGTTGATGATGTAGGCGTCGCCGAGCAGCCCTCCGGTCGTTATCAGGCCCCCGATCAGGTTGGCGCTGGTCGCCATCATCTTCAGGCGCAGCTCGGCGGGCTCCATGTAGGCGTGGTCGGTGATCGAGGCCCCCAGTTCGACCGGGTGCCGTGTGATCGTCAGCTTGTCGCTGCCGCGCTCCTCGATGGTCATCAGGCCGGTGATCGGGAACGAGCGTATGCCGCTCGCGTCGGTAGCGAGCGTGACGATCTGCTGGGCGAGATCAGCAAGCGCCATCAGCTCACCTTCGTCCCGAAGTCACGCTGGATGTTCTGGACCGCTCCGCGCGTTTGTAGCACGACCTGACGCCCCGCCGCGTTCGCGTCAGTAACCCCGTTGACATTGACGGTCTGGTTGAGGACGAGGCCCTGGCCCGCCATCCCTGGCGAGAGCAGGGCCAGATATTTGGGCAGGGCTTTCACGTCCCGCCAGTAGTCCTCGCCAATCGCCCGTCCCTTGATGTGCTGGGTCGGGGTGATGCCCTCGTAGAGCCGCAGCCAGATGTCCTGCGCCTCCGCGACCGTCTTCGCGTGCATCAGCGCGTTCAGCACGTTCGCGTAGCCCTTTTTCCCCGTGTTGTGGAGTTCCCAGCCCATGAACGCCAACTGGCTCGCCATGTCGGACCCGACCGTCTTGCCGGTCGCCTTGGTGTACTCATCACGCCGGTTCTGCATCCACTGAGCGAGCCCGCGAGCGGTGACGTGGAAGCGGGCCGGCGGGGCGGCGTTGGGGTTCCAGCCGATGCTCTCGGCCCCGAGCACTGAAGCCGCACCGATGGCGGCGGCTTCGCTGAGCCCCAGGCTCCGCAGGAAGGCGACCACCTGTTGCCCGCGCGCTGTCCTGGTCGCGCCTGTCACGCTCGGCACCACCCCGGCTGGCCCGCCCGCTGGCGGCGTCGGGGGCAGCGCGTGGGTGATCCCGCGCCTCACATGCGGGGCAGCGCCGCGAACGCTGGAGACGATCCCGGAGGCGAGGCCGCCCGCAGCGTCTGCCAGCCCGCCGAGCCCGGCGACGAGCCCGCCGGCAACGTCTGCCACTCCGGCGCCTGCGGGCGCAGCAGGCTTCGGAGGCGGCGGCTTCGGAGGCGGGACCGGGACAGCCCCCGCGCCCGCGCCTGCGCCCGCCGCCGCGCCGCCGCCGACCTTGGCGATGGCGGCGTCCATCTGCGCCTGCAACTGGTCGGCGTAGGCGTTGAGCGAGGGGTTCAGGGTGACCAGCGCCTGGAACCGCAGCGCCAGGATCAGCACCTTCTCGACCGCCTTGGCGATCAGTTGGAACGCGGTGGTCGCCGTGTCCGCGATGTCCTTCCAGGCCTTCGACCAGTTGCCGGTCACAAGGTCGGCGATGAACCTGATCACGCCGCCGAGGACTTCCCCGATCTTCTCTATGCCCTGCGGGATCGCCAGCAGGAACTCGATGAAGTCCGACATCACCGGCAGCACCTTGTCGGTGAGCGCTTCGATCATCACGCTGAACACGTCGCCCAGGCGCTTCATGTCGTTCTGGAAGCGCACCGACGCCGCCGAGGTCTTGGCGGTATTGACCCCCAGCAGCCGCTCGTTTCGGGCGTGCTCGGCCACCGCCGCCGCCCGCTGCTTCGGGTCCGCCTGCACCTCCTCCCACGAGATGCCGAGCATCTCGGCCCGCTGGTGGATCATCGCCAGTTGGTAGAGGTTGCCGTGGGCCGCCACCATCTGGGCGTTCAGCGCCGCCGCCCCCGCCGTCATCAGCTCGCTGGGTGGACGGATGTTGCCGTGCGCGTCCCTGATCTGGACCCCCTGCGCTTGCAGGAAGGTGAGCAGCGCCGGGTTCTCCTGAACCGAGATCGCGAACGCCTTCAGGTTCGCCTGGGCGGTCTTGGCGTCCTCGCCCATCTGGCTCATCGCGAAGCCGAAGGCCTGGATGTTCGAGACCGAGTCGCCGATCCGCCGGCTCGCGAAGTAGAGCGTGTCTAGCTGGGCCGTCATGTCGATGACGGCTTTGACGACAGCCTCGGCGGCCTTGACCGCCTGCTCGCCGAGCTTCTCCCAGCCGACCCCGAAGGCTACCGCTTGGGTCGCGCCCTTTTGCAGCCCTTGGGCGAACTTCTGGAGCGATGCTTCATCGACCTTGAAGTGTAGCTGAGCGAGGAACTCCTGGATCAGGGTGGTGTCAGCCATCGCGATTCAGCGCCTCGCTCACGCGCCAGTCGTTCTCGTCCTGGACATCCAGAGCATCGTTCAGGTCGGCGATGAACTCCAGCCGGACGTTCGGATCGATCAGGCTCTCGCCCCTCAGAACGCCCCGCAAGACCGGCCGCATCAGCCAGTCCTCGTGGTCAGGCAAGCTCACCAATTCGACGCTCACCGGAAGACGCCGCCGGGCTACGAAGCTGGCGCTCCGGCGAAGGTAAAACCCGAGAGGTTCTCGCGCACGGTCTCGAAGACGAGGCGGACCATCAGCGGCATGTTGATCCAGTCGTACATCAGGTGCTCGCCCATCTGGATCGGGGTGTAGCCACGCCCGTCCGGCAAGCGGTACTGCACCACCGCGAGGCACGTATCGATCACGTAGTTCACGTCGCTCTCCGGCATCTCGGAGAGCCCTTTGGCGATGGGCTCGATGACCTGGGCCATCGCGTCAAGGTCGTTCGGGTCGAAGGTCTTGGCGCCCAGCGCGTAGGGCAAGACCTCGCCAAGGCTCCCGACCAGCGGGGCGAGGTGGCGCACCACATGGAAGGCGCGCTTCGGGTCGAGGTTGCCGATCATGAACGTGTGATCGTCCACCGTGATCTCGCGCACAGGTCAGTCCCCCTAGACGAGCCCTTGGGCCGCCACCAATGCTCCCGATGCCACTGCCGCCAGGGTTGGCGAGCCGACGCCGATGATGTCGTCGCGCGTGATCGCGTCGAATATCCACTCCATGATGCCGCCGTCCTTGGCGTAGGCGACCGGCGCCTGCTTGGAGAACGCCGCGCCCCTGAGCGTCACCTGATCGCCGCGCGCGAAGTCGCTGACCACGATGATGTTCTGCCCCCAGAGGCTGCTGGAGTTGGACTGGACGTTGTAGAGCGCGCTGAGCTGCGCGTTGGCCGGCGAGGTCTTGAGCAGTCGGACAGTCGCCTTGGCCGACTTCGAGGCATGCAGCGAGTGCATCCCCGAGCCGTCCGCCCCGATGGTCATCGTGTTCTTGTCTTCCAGCATGTCGATGGTGATGCCCTCTTCGGCGTTGCCGACGCCGGAGCCGAGCGAGAAGGAGCCGCCAGGACCGATGATCGAGGCGTGGACATCGGTGAAGCTGTAGGTCTGGGAGGCGGCCATCGTTCACTCCATCAAGGGTTGACAGTGACGGCGATGTTGGCCGTGTGGATCGCCCCGGCCGTCTTCGCCGCCACCTGATAGGGCACGCTCTTGCGCGCCGAGCGGTCGGCCTGGGCCTGCGTCGCGATGGGCGGCGTGTAGATGTAGTAGCCCTTCGACAGGAACGAGCCGGTGGCGATCTGGCCGAAGCCGCTGGCGTTCCAGACGCCTGGGCCAAGGTAGCCGTTGGTGACGAACTGGTCGCAGGCGCTCTCGATGGCCGTCGCCCCCAGATGCGAGCCCGCGTCGGTCTGCGGCAGCTTCGTCAACTGGGTCATCAGGTTGAAGTAGTCGGTCTGGATGGCGTTGGCCAAGCCGTCCGCGCCGAGCATCTCATCGATGTAGACCTCGTTGGCCCCGCCGCCCGGCAAGATCGAGGTGCAGATCATGCAGCCGTTCACCAGGACGGGCACGCCGTTGTTGAACATGGCGTAGTAGTTGTAGCCCTTCTGGTCGAGGTAGTTGGCCGAGTTGGTCGAGAGGCTCTCCGGCGTGATCCCCGGCTCGTCCTTGTAGGCCGCCGTGATCATCGTGTCGGAGCCCTCCAGGTTGACCGTCATGAAGAGGGCGATCTCCGAGCAGGCCGCGTACTGGCTGGTGCTCGACCACTGCACGAACGTGCGCTGGTAGCCGCCCGCCTGGAGCACCGCGCCCACGTCGGTGGTGGCGCTCGTGAGCGCGTTCGGGTCCTGACAGGTGAAGCAGTAGATGTGCGGCAGGCTGGCCGCGCCAGAGGCCTCGATGTAGGCCGCAACCGCCTCCCGGTCGGCATCCGCCGCGTCGGGGCAGGCGTCGGTGTTCAGCGCGTAGTAGTAGGTCGCCTGGGCGTCGAGCGCCTGCACCGCCTGTAGCAGCGTCTCGGCCGCCGAGCCGTTGTGCGAGGCTGGGTTCTGCGCGCTGTCGCAGCCGATCAGCGGCCCCAGGTAGGTGTGCGCGGGCGCGGCGGCGTCGGTCAGCGGCTGCACCGAGAAGCCTGCGCCAGCGTTCGGTCCCCGGATGATGAAGCGGACGCCATCCCAGGTGATCGTGACGATGCCCACGCCGGTGGTGCCGCGAGCGGCGGCCTGGATTGCGGCGGCCACCCCATTGAGGTTGGTCGTGCCGGTCAGGTTGATGCCGCGCACGTCGTAGCCCGGCGGCGAGCCGTTGAACTGGATGTGGAAGGCGCCGGCCGTGATCTGGTTGAAGTTGCTCATCTGCTGCTGCTGAGCAGTGAGCGGAATGCCGATCAGGCGGCCCGCCGTCGCGCTGTGCGCCCAGCGGCCGAGGTAGACCTGGGCGGGCGGCGGCGACTGGCTGAAGTAGGCCTGGGCGGCGAGGTACTCCGGCGAGGTCGAGCCGAACGCCGAGCCGATGGCCGAGAGGCTGCTGTAGGCGCGGATGCGCTCGGTGGTGTCGATCTCGTCGGTCTCGCCCAGCAGCGTGGTGGAGGTCAGGTTCGCGAACCCGGCGATGGCCGAGGAGAGGCTCAGGGAGACGTTGATCAGGCGGGAGACGGGCAGACCTAGCGGCATCTCACTTCCCCTTCTTCGACTCGGGCTCGGGAGCCGGCTCCGGCTCGGACTCTGGCGCCGGCGCGTCGCCCACCACGTACTGGGTCATTGGGTAGGCGTCGGCGACCTCGTCGGGGTAGTGGCGCTTGCCCGCCTTGATCGCGACCTTGCGGTAGCCGAGGTCGAGTGTGAAGTCCGTGGGCACGTCGCAGAGCTTCATCGGACTGCCTCCTTGGGCTGAGCGGCGCTCTCCTCCACATCGTAGATCACTGTCGCGGCCGGTGTCTCCACTGTCGCCGCGAGGTCGAGGCTCGCGAGGTCGCGGATCGGGTAGCCGCGCACGATGATGCGCCTGATCTTGAACGGCAGCTCCGAAGTGCCCAGCCAGCGCATCTTGATCAGGTCGCCCGAGCGCTGGAGCTGCCCCACGTCGTGCAGGCCCATGCCCGCCAGGAACAGCGCCTCGTGGTTCTGCTGGAGCATCAGCCCGTCGCGGAAGAGGGCCG